ATAGAACTAGATTGATCAATGACATGATCATGATGGCAGACACACCATTCGTATGCAATTATGATTGCGATGTACTTTTACCTTTTCAAACTCATTTTTATGCTTATACTTTTTTAGCAAAGGGATATCGTCCACCAACTGAACCTTTAGATAGTCCACTACAACCAGTAAAGGTTGTATATCCATATGGTTTTGGTATGTTTCAACAACAAGTATTTGCTGATGATCAAACTGTCAGTAATTTCATTAATAGTAATTTTAATTTCAAGGCATTTGATGGTAAGTTGAGACCGTACGATGCAAAGTTTGGTTTCTGTCAGTTTTTCAATCGAGAAGAATATATCAGACTTGGAATGGAGAATGAAAATTTTATATCATATGGATACGAGGACGACGAAAGATATCATAGATTCAATATGTGTTCTGATGTTGTTAGAATAAATGATATTATTTTTCACTTAGAACATAAGAGAAGTCAGAACTCTTGGTTTACTAATCCTCATATAGAGGATAATCGTAATGAATGGGAGAAACTAAGATTTTATAATAAAGAAAAACTTGAAGATTATTATAAAAACATTCATTATATGAAGAGGCGATTTGGACAAGAACAAAAGTAAATATAAACTTGCAGGACTCCCTCATGTCTATTGGTTGAACTTAGATTCGTATACTGATAGGCAAAAATATATGCTAGAGCAACTAGAGTATTGGGGTATAGAAAATCACACAAGAGTATCAGGTATTGATGGAAAGGAGGATGATCCATCTTCATATTTGAAAGGAAGAGTTCCAGAAAATATGAATCCCGGTGAGATAGGTTGTGTTCTCACTCATCTCAATGCACTCAAACATTTTGTGGAAGAGACTGATCATGATGAAGTTATGATTATGGAAGATGATGTTGACCTATCCACTGCAAAAAATTGGACATTTACATGGAGAGATGTAAGAAAAAAATTACCTATCAATTTTGACACTTGTCAATTTACTATTATAAATCCAAATGGTATTCAATTAAAAATACATCATAGATTTATTAATGATTTCTCTGCTGCATGTTATATTATTACTAGACATCATGCTACAAAAGTGCTAAGATGTCATCAACGTGGTAATTTCTGGAAGATAGATCAGAATATCAGACCACGAGCAGTATCAGAGGATTTGATATTGGATAGTGGTAAAGGTTATGCCTTACCTATATTCAACTATCGATTAGACATGGGTTCTGCTATTCACGAGGAACATATAGATATATTCCACAAGGATAGTAAACAGGGACTTGAAGAGTACTGGAAACAAAATGGTCAAGATATTTTACTTGATCAGATTATGGAATTAGATGAATACGTCGGACGTATTCCACCGTCTGCTTACACACAACAATCATCATGACAGAACAACCACAAGATAAACAACTTCCTTCACTTCTAAATACAGAGAGGACACATGAGATGGTCTTCAAAGAAGGTATCGGAGTTCTAGAAAACTATGCAAATAAAGAGTGGTGTAAAATATTGATCGATGCTTTCGAGATGTATAATAATCAAAGACTTCAAAAAAATATATTAGATGATCATTTTCATATAGATGCAATAGGTGATGGTAAAACTCAATTTACCAATGGACAACTTGGAAGAAAGGATGAGCAATTATATCTTGAGGTAGCAGATCCAACATTAGCAGCACACACTAATGCGATTATAGGTAGTGCCTTTGAACTTTATGCACAGGAATATCAAGGAATTACAGATACTTCTGATCCCGTATCATCGTGGACTTGTAAAATACAGAAGACAAAAGCAGGAGGAGGATATCATGTTTGGCATTGTGAGGACGGTGCCTTTGTTTATAGAGATAGAGTCCTCACATGGATGATATATCTAAATGATATTCCTGTAGAGAATGGTGGTGCAACTGACTTCCTACATCAAGAATGTTCCTTTCAACCTACTACAGGAACCATGGTTATGTGGCCAGCAACATACACCCATATGCATCGAGGATCATTTTTGACAGGTGATATACCGAAATATATTGCTACAGGATGGTTCCTTAGAGAACCCGGTAACGTTACAAACAGAATTATTGGAGAAGGTCTTGGTAATGTATCTTCTCATCATGTAATTAATAAGTGATAATATTCACCGCTAATATAAATGCTTATGATAACATTCCTGATCATTTTTATGATGGGGATGTCAAGTATGTGATGTTCTATGATAAACCCATAGAAAAGAAAGGTCCGTGGGAATTTATACAATTAGATTGTAAGTATGATGATCCGATACTTAATGCATATCATACAAGGTGCATGTCTCATTTGTTTTTTGATGAACCTCATGTATGGATTGATGGTTGTTATACTATGACAGAACAGTTTGCAAAAAACTCAAAAGAATTTTTAGAGAAGAATGAAATAACACAGATGCATCACCCTGCAAAGAGAACTTTATTGGGAGAAGTGCTGAAGACATATCGTCTCGGATTTGTACCAGAAGAGAGATTATATAGATGGTGTGAAAAAGTTGCTGCATCTGGATTCAAAGCATCATACTTTGATCACACAATAAACTGTTGTTTGTGGAGACATAGTACAAGCAAAGTCAAGGAATGGAATGAATACTACTGGGGTTATCATTTTGTAGACGGAGAGTTTTGTCATCATATTGGACAAGCAACAGCAGGAATAGCAGAGTATCTTGTCTTTGGAAAAGACAGAATTACAAGAGTTCCCTTGCAAGTTGATCTCTCCCAATCAACGAGAGTAAAAACTTATGCAGATTCTTATAATATATCTGCCAATGAAAATGAAGATAATTTCAAAAAGAAAGCACGTAGGATTCTAAGGGCAGTAGTATGAATTTTCTTACACTCAAGTTCGGTGATAGATATTCTGCCGACTATGTAAACAAACTTTATAAAGGACTCAAAAGAAATTCATCTGCTCCTTTTGATTTTTATTGTTATACAGAAAATCCTCAAGGATTAGATGAGAATATTAAGGTAATAGAATTATTAAAGAGAAAAGGAGTAAGAAGACATTGGTATAGATTTGACTTTCATGACATGCCATTTCTAAAGGGACACAAGTGTGTCGTAATGGATATTGATGCTGTCATAACTGGTAACATAGATGAAGTAATAAACTTTGATCTTCCGAGGGGGCACTATGGAGCGTTGCCAAAGTGGTGGGGGAAAGGTAATAATATCAATGGTGGATTTCAGATGTTTTATCAGGGAGAAACAAAATATCTAAGTGATGAATTTAATAGTCGTCCAACATATTGGCAAACTTATTACTTTAAGGAGGGTAGGTCTCCTTATCTTTTTGGTGAACAGTTGTTTATAGAAGAGCATTTGCAACAGGACATTACATTCTTACCTAAAGAATGGTTTGCAAGATTCGGAAGTTGTGAAGATAAGACTGGGACTGAAGCGTATAATTTATTAGAAAAATATTGGAAAGAGAATGTTGATAGTCATAAGAGAATGATTGATATCAATGGTAAGATACATGATAAAATAAAGTACGTTCAATTTTCTGGTAATGGTAACTGGATAGAGGAACACAGTCATGTGCCATTTGTAAATGAGTATTGGAATCATATATAACATGATACCAGATTATATTACTTCTCAAATTGAAACTTGGATAACTAGTGTCCTTGATACACCCAATAGTAAGTTTGGTAATTTGCCTCCATGTCCTTTTGCTAAAAAGGCATGGGTAGAAGGTAATGTGAAAGTAGAGATATTTGATGATATTCAATCATTTGAACCGCAAGACTGGGATAAAGAGGTTAACATATATGTCATGAATCCATGGGTTTCATCTGAATTATTATCAGGCATGGCATTTCATTATAATAAAAAGTATCCCGACTACTTATTTCTAGAGGAACATCCTGATCTGGTTGAAGATGTAGGTGGGTTTGTAGTCAATCAAGGAGAACTTATACTTCTTATTGTGCAGCGTAGAAAACCTTTGGAAGAAGCAAGAAAAAAATTACAAGAGACTAATTACTATGAGAACTGGTCACCTGAAATGAAGGAGAGAATCATTGAGCGTTAGAACAGTCAAGTGGTTTAGTGCTATGGTGATACTAACTGCTATGGTTTTTCATGTCTTGGGATTGACACCGTGGAATAGTATGCTACAATTAGTAGGAGCAACCGGATGGACATACGTAGGTATAAGGTGGAGAGAAAGAGCAATTGTATTGAACTTCCTTCCACAATTTTTTATTATTGTCCCCGGTCTCATATACATGTTTCTAAAATCATGACTGAACCTTACGATGACTCCAATTGGAGACAAGAGTATAAAAGTTACGTAAGTGACAAATTCAAACTCAAACTATTAGAAGACGGACCTCATAGTTTGGCACAGGCATGGTTATTAGGAGCAATGTATTCTGATTGGAAAAAGATAAAAGGATATGATAAACTAGATCCAAAGGAGAATG